ACATCTTGGGTTGCAAAATATCCTGGTTCATTAGGTAACTCACTAAAAGTTTCAATCTGCCAGTCAAACGCTGCATGGTCAAATACAGTCTTAAGTTCAACATTCAGTTTTACTGCAGGTAGTCAGACTGTAACCACTAGCGCAAACGTTGGCGACGTAGTTACTGCTGGTGACTTCCTCGTTCACGCTAACTCATCGGTTTCAATCAATGTTCAAGTTGACTCGATTGCAGCGAACGGTACATCTATTACTCTGAAGAAAGGTCCAACTACTGAGGATCTTGGCGCTGCATCACTCACAACTACTGCAGGTGATATTACTCGCCGTTGGGAATACTTCAACTTCTTCGATGCCTCACCGGGAACATCTACATATGCTGCCAGACTTGGTGGTGCTAACGATGAGATGCACATCGCAGTTATTGATGAGGATGGAGAGATCACAGGAATCAAGGGTCAAGTTATTGAGCGATTTGGTTCAGTCTCAAAAGCATCTGACTCTCTCTTTGATGACGGTACTGCCGCATACTATAAGAACGTAATTAACACTCGGTCTCAATGGATCTGGTGGGCTGGTCATGATCCACAACTTGGTATTACTGGAACACCATTGGCAACGGATACATTTACTGCATCATCCACACTGCCTCAAACGACCTCTATGGCTGGTGGTGATAACGGTGGTGATCCATCAAATGCAGAGCTTATCAATGCTTATGATCTGTTTGAATCAGCTGAAGATGTTGATGTTTCTTTCCTATTGGGTGCTGATGCAAACCAGACTGTAGCGACACATCTTATCAATAATATCTGCGAAACAAGACTTGATTGTATCGCGGTACTTTCACCAGAACAAGCTGACTGTGTCAATAACAGCACATATGCTGGCAAAGAGAAAGATGATATCGTTGCGTTTAGAAATACTCTACCATCGACATCTTATGCAACACTTGATAGTTCTTGGAAATATCAGTACGACAAGTATAACGACGTGTTCCGATTTGTACCAATGAACGGTGATACTGCCGGTCTCATGGTTCGGACTGATACAACACGGGATCCATGGTTCTCACCAGCAGGTTTCAATCGTGGTAATATCAAGAACGTCGCAAAACTCTCATACAATCCACGCAAGGCAGATAGAGACGAACTCTATAAGTCTGGTATCAATCCGGTAGTAACATTCCCAGGGCAGGGAACGGTACTATTCGGCGATAAGACACTTTTGGCAAAGCCAAGTGCCTTCGATCGTATCAATGTTCGTCGGCTCTTCATTGTCTTGGAGAAAGCAATCTCAACCGCTGCTAAGTTTACTCTCTTCGAGTTTAACGATGCATTTACACGGGCTCAGTTCCGTAACTTGGTTGAGCCATTCCTAAGAGATGTACAGGGTCGCCGGGGTATCTTTGATTTCCGAGTGGTATGTGACGAAACAAATAATACAGGTGAAGTCATTGATAGAAACGAGTTTATCGGTGACATTTATATCAAGCCTGCACGCTCCATTAACTTCATTCAACTTAACTTCATCGCAGTCCGAACTGGAGTTGATTTTGAAGAAGTTGTTGGTAAATTCTAATCGGGCAATATAAATAATAAGAGAATTAGGAGAACACAAAAATGGCTTTTTCTGTACAAGAATTTCAGGGACAAATGGAGTTTGGGGGCGCCCGCCCCTCACTCTTCGAAGTAAACATTACAAACCCCTTCAACAGTGCGGCTGATGATAAAGTAAGGTTTATGGCAAAGGCGGCTCAGATCCCCGGCACAACCCTTACACCAATCACCGTAAACTACTTTGGCCGTCCTGTAAAATTTGCTGGTAACAGAACTTATGAAGACTGGACTGTTGCTGTCATCAACGACGAAGATTTCTCTATCCGCGCTGGATTGGAGGAATGGGCACAAAATATCAATAGCACACAGGGTAACCTACGACTTACTGGTGCAAATCCAGAAGCTTATAAGTCACAGGGGCAGGTTATTCACTACGGCAAACAGGGTAACGTCATTCGTGAGTACAAGTTTGTCGGCTTATTCCCAACCGTGATCTCACCAATTGAACTCTCTTGGGATACTGCAGACACTATTGAAGAGTACACTGTAACCTGGACTTACGACTTCTTCACAGTAGATGTTGCAAGCTCATTCGGTGGCCTCATCAACTAATATTCTGTTATAATATCTACAAAGGGGGGCTTGTCCCCCCTTTTTTATGTTTTTTACCATTATAAATAATAGAAATAAAACATATAGCATAGGATCAATATAATGGCAGAACTATTTGGTTTTACTATCGCTCGTAAAAAAACCGAAGCTGAACAAGAGACTCTTCCATCGATTGTATCGCCTACTATTGAAGACGGATCCATTGAGATTGCACCAGGTGGTGCATATGGAACCTACGTCGATATGGAGGGCAAAGCAAAGTCTGAAGGTGATCTTGTTTCAAAATATCGTGAGATGTCTATCCAACCAGAGTGTGATTATGCAATTCAAGATATTGTAAATGAAGCGATTGTAGTGGATGAGAACTCAGGGCCCTGTGAAATTGTGTTGGATAAACTAGAATATCCAAATGCAATTAAGAAAAAGATTCGTGAGAGCTACGAACACGTTTTTAAGTTACTTGACTTTCAGAATACTGCATATGATATCTTTAGAAAATGGTACATAGACGGTAGATTATATTATAACATCGTGATTGATGAAAAGAATCCAAGAGCCGGCATTAAGGACTTGAGGTATATCGACCCTCGCAAGATCCGTAAGATAAAAGAGCCGATCAAAGAAAAAGATAAGAGAACAGGTGTTACTGTATATCGCGGATCAAATGAGTACTATTTTTATAACCCAAAGGGCATTACAACACAGAATCAATCACAGGGTGTTAAGATTGCCAAAGACTCTATCTGCTATGTCAACTCCGGAATTCTTGACAATAGAAACAATCTGATCTATTCGCACTTGCATAAAGCTATAAAACCACTCAATCAGCTTCGTATGTTAGAAGACGCAGTTGTGATTTATAGACTCGCGCGTGCTCCTGAGCGACGCATCTTTTATATTGATGTTGGTAACCTTCCAAAGATGAAGGCGGAGCAATATCTTCGTGATATGATGGTCAAGCATAAAAACAAACTCACATATGATGCACAGACTGGTGAAGTTCGTGATGATCGTAAATTTATGACCATGCTGGAAGATTTTTGGTTACCACGTCGAGAAGGTGGTCGAGGAACTGAAATCACAACTCTTCCCGGCGGTCAGAATCTTGGTGAGATGGAAGATGTGGATTATTTTCGCCGTAAACTTTACAAGTCACTTAATGTACCTACTGCCCGTATGGAGCAAGAAAATCAGTTCCAACTTGGTCGTGCATCTGAGATTACTCGAGACGAATTAAAATTCAATAAGTTCATCAAGCGATTGAGAACTAGATTTTCAATGCTGTTTGATGAATTATTAGAGATTCATCTTGCTCTTACGGGTGTTACTACTCGTAAAGAATGGCAAGAAATGAAGCAAAGTATCTATTATGACTTCATGGAAGATAATCACTTCACTGAATTGAAAGACACCGAGATTATGACTGAAAGACTTCGACTTTTGGGTGATATAGATAACTATGTTGGAAAATACTTTTCGGAACAATGGGTGCGCACAAATGTTCTGCGTTTGACTGAAGATGAGATTGAAGATATTGAAAAACAAATTGGTCAAGAAGGTGGTGGTGAGGATACAGAAGATGAAGAGCCCATGGAAGAGATTATTCAAGATGAAATTGAAGAAGAAATATTCCAACCTCCAGAAGAGATGAGTGAAGAAGAAAAGAAACTTGTAGAAAAGATGACAAAAGTTTTAGATGATGTCTTGACTGAGGACTAATTTATGTCTAACGAGATCAGAGATGCAAAAATCCTTTCTGCGGCAATCCGGTATGCAGATAAAAAAATTGCCGAAATTCAGGAAGAATTTCAGCAACCAGTATTAGTCGAGGGACCTCCCGGTCCTGTTGGACCCGCTGGACCCAAAGGTGAAAAGGGTGATATTGGACCCGAACGTAGAATTGTAGTAGAAGCAAGAGGACCAGTAGGTCCTCAAGGACTACCCGGTCATACATTTGAAAAAGCATACATTGAAGACGATAAACTGCATCTGTTGAGAGAAGACGGTGAAGTCTTTACAGTCGGTAAAGTAATTGGTCCACGTGGTGGACAAGGTATTCCAGGGATAAAAGGTGAGAAGGGCGATACTGGTCCGCAGGGTGAAAAAGGTTTAATCGGTGAGCAAGGTCCAGTTGGTGCAGTCGGTCCTCAAGGTGACAAAGGTGACCAAGGTGAACAGGGTCTACAAGGTGAACGAGGATTTCTTGGACCACAAGGACCACAGGGTGAACGTGGCTTAATTGGCGAGCAAGGCGAGCCAGGACCCATTGGCCCACAGGGTATTCAGGGACCAAAGGGAGATAAAGGTGATAAGGGTGATCCAGGCGCCACTGGTCCGATGGGACCACAGGGTAATCCCGGTCGGGATGGAACTGAAGTCGATACGGAATCAATTCGTAAATCCATTGAAGATAACTATCAAAGTTTTAGAGATCAAATACGGCAACAAGTAACAAGACTCGCAACATCTGGTGGAGGCGGATCTTCAGGATCAGGTGAAGTTTGGTTACATAGGTTAGATGATGTTGACTACAACAGCGTTAAAACACCAAGTGACGGCGAAGTTCTTACATACAATTCTAATACTGGTGTTTGGTATGCTAGCACTGCTGCTGGTGGTGGTAGCAGTGGTATTACAATAAAGGAAGAAGGTTCTAGTGTTGGAACAACCGTAACTGAAATT